GAAAGAAACCACTTATAAAATATTTCGCTTCCTTTATGCATCCCAGTCGAAAAAGGACAAGGGCATTGCGGGTGTACATCACTCCTTTCACCTTCTTGTTTAGTCCTTCCAGCAAAGTCTTGCTGCCAGTTTTTTCCGGAACTACCTTGTGAGAAATTATGCGAAAATCGCCTTTCTGTGCCCGGATTCATCCGCAGGATCCCATGCCAAAGGGACATGGAACATGCCGGTAGCTTATCCCCCACGACTCCGGAGCATCAGGGGGCAGGGACGGTTTGGCGGCAGGTTGCCGTTAAACCGTACGGTTTTCGTTTAACGAAAACACAACTTGCTGTCCGCAGGGACGGACCACGTTTATCCAATAATTATTGTGTATCAGCCCATTATGTGGCTGTTCTCTTGTGATTTGCGGGGCATTTCCATCGGGGATTTGCCGACTTCTCTCCCCATAAAAAGGTGGATATCTCTCCCGAATCATGCGACTTACGCCCATAATTCGGGAATAAGAAGGCACATATACGGGAAATCAGCCCTTTCCATACCCTATTCTCCATTAATGGATTGTCATTTTACACTTCTGCAAATGGAGAACAGGCAGTAGCCGTACATGCCTCGTGTCCTTCCTTCGTTGTCTCCATTGACGGATTGTTACTTCTACACTTCTGCAAATGGAGAACAGGCGGTGAGCCGTATATGCCTTGTGTTCTTCTTTCGTTGTCTCCATTGACGGATTGTTACTTTTACACTTCTGCAAATGAAGAACGGGCGGTGAGCCGTATAGACCTCGTGTTCTTCCCTCATTGTCTCCATTGACAGATTGTTACTTTTACACTTCTGCAAATGGAGAACGGGCGGTGAGCCGTACATGCCTCGTGTTCTTCCCTCATTGTCTCCATTGATGGATTGTGACTTCTACACTTCTGCAAACGGAGAGTCTCCCCACCTTCCCATTTTACACATCCCATGACAAAAACTGACTTTCCATGACTATAAGTGACAGGCGGTTCCGTCCTGTCCTCTTCTTCCTTTATTTTGTATTCCGAAACAATACCGGTTGTGTAATTTAATAATTTAAGATTTTAAGAAAATGGATTCAGAAAAGGAAAAGGACCGGCTTTCCGATATAATTCTCGGGAGGGTCGGGCTTATGGGGAACTTCCTGTCAGATCCTGTCTCCACATCCCCGGAACCTCCAGTGGATACGCTGGGCCGTGAAAGTCGGTCCCGGGCGGCAGAAGTGACATCCCCGGAAGAATACAAAAGGAAGTTTCTGGTTCCCGCCCCCAAGTCCGCGGAGTGGAAGACCGTGTACATTGACGGGAGGCTGCACCGCCGTATCGCCATGCTGGTCAGGGCCTCCGGTTGCGGCAGCATCTCAGGTTTCATCATCCGGCTGCTGGAGCTTCATATGGAGGAGCACAGGGAGGATATCGCCGGGCTGCTCGGTGAGGTCTACCGGCCCTGGGATGACGAGAATGGGATGGCCCGCCGGTAAACATCTGTAAATGTTCAAAAAGATATGTCAATGAAAGGAAAGAACGTGAAAGGCCGGACGGGTCCCGGCGGAATGGACGCGGAGCACATCTGCGGGATAATGGGGGAAGCCCCTACCCAGCCTCGGTGGAACGGGGCCGTACAGCCGTCCCTCTACGGCGATGAATACCTAAATGGAATTGCGAGCGTGCAGCGCCGGTCACTGCACATTCCCGCCACCCTGCACCGGAAACTCTCCATCCTGGCGGGAGCCTCAAACGGGAAGGTCACGCTGGAGGGGTTCATCAACCACCTTGTCTCGCGGCATCTGGAAGAATACAGGGAAACGGCGGAGATGATTCTGGAGGAGTCCCTGCCCGGCCGGACATAAGGGGCCGTCTCCCATGACAGGGCATCTCATCCGATCGGGGCATTGTTTTTTGTCTCAGGAACAATAGTGTTTAACATTTTAAAGGTATGAGTATGAAAAAAGAAAAAGAGTTGTTGGTTGCCGTCGCCAGCCAGAAGGGCGGCGTGGGCAAATCGGTCTTTACGGTACTGCTGGCCAGTGTGCTGCATTACCACAAAGGGCTGCGTGTGGCTGTCGTGGACTGTGACTCCCCGCAGCACAGTATCGCGCTGATGCGTGAGAGGGACATAGAGAACGTCATGAAAAACGATGACCTGAAGGTGGGCCTTTACCGGCAGCACGAGAGAATCCAAAAGCCTGCCTACCCAGTCATCAAGAGCGATCCGGAAAAAGCCGTGGAGGACCTGCGGCGTTATACCGTGGAGAAAGGCGAGGCTTTCGATGTCGTGCTTTTCGACCTCCCCGGAACGCTCCGCAGCGAGGGTGTGGTCTATACCGTCGCCGCGATGGACTACATCTTTGTCCCGCTCAAGGCGGACAACATCGTCATGCAGAGCTCCCTGCAGTTTGCCAAGGCGCTGGAAGAGGAGCTGATCGCCAAGGGGAACTGCAATCTGAAAGGGATCCGGTTGTTCTGGAACATGGTGGACAGGAGGGGACGGAAGGACTTGTACGAAGCCTGGAACCGGGTCATCCACAGGATGGGGCTGCGGCTGCTGTCCTCGCGCGTTCCGAACACCCTCCGCTACACCCGGGAGGCTGACCCTGTCCGCAAGGGTGTCTTCCGTTCCACGCTGTTCCCGCCCGATTCCCGTCAGGAGAAGGATTCCGGCCTTCCGGAACTGGTGGAGGAGATATGCCGCGCCATCGGTCTGGAGGAACCTGCTGCCGGCCGGGCGGATGATAAGATACAGACACCTTAAATAAGGATTTTTAGCCTAAGGTAAACTAAGCTAAACGGCACGGTAATAGGCTCCTTATAATTACGACTTCCCCTATGAATGCATTACCTTAGTAGTATATAATAAAGGAGGTAACAAGTTATGAGCGAGCAAATTAGGCGTGTTTTAGCACAAGAGACAACGAAGACAAGCAAGATCCGTCAGCTGTACCTTTTAGGGGTTCCCCGCGCGGAAATCGCAAGGATGGTGACCAACGGCAATTACGGTTTCGTGGTGAACGCCCTGCGCCGGATGAGGGAACGCGAGGGCGGTTTGAACATCCATCCGGCGACAACAGCGTTGGATTACACTTTCAACCGCAAGTTCGGTATCGAGATCGAGGCTTATAACTGCTCCCGTGAACGGCTCGCACGTGAGCTCAGGGAGGCCGGGATAGAGGTTGTGGTGGAAGGTTATAACCATACCACCCGTCCGCATTGGAAGCTCGTGACGGACAGCAGCCTGAACGGTAACGACACATTCGAGCTGGTCAGTCCGATCCTGGTCGGTGAAACCGGCCTGCGGGAACTGGAGAAGGTCTGCTGGGTGCTTGACCTGTGTGACGTGAAAGTGAACGAGAGCTGCGGGCTTCACGTGCATATCGATGCCGCCGGTTTCAGCATGGCAACCTGGCGTAACCTGGCCCTGAGTTACAAACATCTGGAACCGATCATCGACAGGTTCATGCCGGCATCCCGCAGGGACAACCGCTATTGCCGGGGACTGGGTCATGTCTCTGACGAGATGATACGTTCGGCCCGGACGGTGGATGAGCTGAAAGGAAGGATCGGCGACCGTTACCACAAGGTGAACCTCGAGGCCTACTCACGGCACAAGACGGTCGAGTTCCGCCAGCATTCTGGAACGACCAACTTCACAAAAATGCGCAACTGGGTGCTGTTTCTCCACAAATTGGTTACCTTTGCCACACAAGGGCAAGTGCCTGTGGCCACCGCGCTCCGGGACATCCCCTTCCTTGACGGTGAACAGAAACTCTATTATAAACTGAGAACCAAAAAACTATCGGCATGAACAGGCATATGTATATTTTGGCAGATAGCGGCAGGATTGCCGCCTCCGACCCTTCTGAGTTTGTACGCCTCCTGCGTGAGGGTAGCTGGTTTGACAGCGAATGCACCGATGAGGAGTACATGGTGAACTTCTCGGGCCGGTACCATGAACTGCACGGGGTGAGGGTGAGGACCGACACGCCCGGGAATTTCATGGACGACCTGAAAAAGTACGGCTACATCAAGGGCTGAGCGGCCCGCTCCTTTATTATTACACTCCCTGCCGGTTTGAGGTCACTCCACTTCATTTCCGGTGGGGATTTTTTCTTTTTCATCGCCGTGACGCACCCGTCCTGCGGGTTTCCAAAGGGGGGGGGGCGTGAAAGCCGACTGGCTACGGAGTCTTTTTCCGCGCCATATGACAAAAAACGACTATTCATGACTATTCCTGCCAGTCGGACGAATGTGCTTGTCCCGCATGTTTTCTTCCCTTATATTCGCACCGACATTTAAACGAGTTGAAAATATGGAAATATGCTACATCGAGGCCGGTGTCCTTGAGAGGATGCTGGCATGCGTCGAGAAACTGTCCGGAGATGTGGACAGGCAGTATGAGAGGAACCGCTGTAAGGAACCCGGCGAGTGACTGGACGGCCAGGATGTCTGCCTGCGCCTTGACATCTCGCCGCGTACCCTACAGACCCTCCGCGATACCGGACGGCTGGCGTTCACCCGCCTCCAGCGGAAGTTCTATTACAAACCGGAGGACGTGGAGAGGCTGATGACCTACGTCGGCATCAGACGCAAGGAGAAGGCGGTGAGGGAAAGAAGAAAGAACGGAAACCTTTAAAGAACGGAAGAAATGGAAGGAATTATCGATAAGGAAGACGGGCGCATCCGCAGGTTCTTCGCCCTGCTGGACAATATAGAGAAAAAAGTGGAACGTCTTGCCTGTGACAACCGTCCTCCCTTCAACGGGGAACGGTTCCTGACCGACAGGGAGCTTTCCGAGACATTGAAGATCAGCCGCAGGTGCCTGCAGGATTACAGGGACCAAGGACGGATTCCCTATATCCAGCTCGGTGGGAAGATCCTGTACAGGCAGTCGGACATCGAGAAGCTGCTGGAGGAGAATTATCACCCTGCATTGGTATAATATCGTATTCAAGTTTAAGGATTGCCGCCGGAATTGCATTTACGATTCCGGCGGCAATCCTTATTTAGTCGGCGGTTTCCTTGCCGGCCGCATCCGCGGACTTTCTTCTTTCCATCAGCCGGTCCATGTCCGAGGATATCTTCCGGTCGGTGACCTGGGCGTAGACCTGCGTGCTGTCGATGTTTGTATGGCCCATCATCCTGGCGATGCTCTCTATCGGAATACCCGCGGTCAACGTCAGGGTCCCGAACGAATGCCGGGCCATATGGTAGGACAGGTTCTCCCTCATCCCCAGTGCCACGCCCATCCCGTGCACCTCGTACCAGAGGACGTCGCGGACAGGCAGCGGGAATACCGGCTTGCCCTCATCCGTGGTGTTGTAAAGCTCCAGTATCTGTTCGGCCACGGGGTGCAGCGGGATGAACGCCTCCACGTCCGTCTTGGCCCGGCGGATGCGGATATACCTTCTCCCTTCCGAGGTCCTTCCGATATGACGGGGATGGAGAGCCCTCGTGTCCGCGTAGGCAAGACCGGTCATACAGGAGAAGATGAATGTCCTGCGCGCCAGCTCCATCATCGGGTCGGGCATCGGGGTCTCCATCATCCGCTTCAGTTCATTGCGGCTGATATGCCTTAGTTTAGGTGCATCTTTCTTCTCGTATGCCACATCTTCTATCGGGTTGGCCCGCAATACTTCCCGGTCCACGGCGATGTAGATGAGCCGGTTGAGCCAGCACAGGCAGTGGTTCACATGCCCGTTCCTGTGTCCCAGCTCCTTCTTGAGAAAGACCTTGAACGATTCGGCGAACTCCCCGGTGATGTCCGAAAAGGCGATGTCCCTCATCCCGCGGGATTCGACGAACTGTCTCAGGTTAAGCTGCGTGGTCTTCGACTGGCGGTAGGTCGAGGTGGAGTTGATCTCCTTGGAGCGGATCCTGAGACGTTCGCGTTCCACCTCTCCGGCCTGCAGGAGATATTCCGGCACGGAATTGGCACCTGACACGGTGGTCTTGAGCAGCTCGGCCGTGACCACCCCCTGGTTCCTCAGCAGGTTGGCGTATGCCTCCTCCAGCCGGCTGCGGAAGGCGGCAAGGCGGTTGTTCTCCCTGACTGTTTTGATTTCACACTTCTTGCTGTCCCAGTCACCGGGCCTGCAATAGATGCCGGTGGTAACGGCTGACTTCTTGCCGTCAATGCTGATCCGGCAGAGGACGGCGGTCGTACTGTCCGATTTCACCTTGTTACGGTTGATGTAGAATAAGAGTTTGAATGTACTACGCATGATAATGATATTTTTTAGGATTAAAGAATGAGTTTCAAATCACGGGTCGCCTCGATGAACCTGTCCATGTCCTCGAACAGTTTCTTAGGGGTCACGCGCGCGTAGACTTGGGTGGTCTTTATGTTGGAGTGTCCCAGCATTTTGCTGATGGTCTCGATCGGAACCCCCTCCTCGAGCGTGACCAGGGAGGCGAAAGAATGTCTTCCCATGTGGTAGACGAGGTCCTGGCTGAGCCCCGCCATCAGGCGCAGGGATTTCATGTTGGCCCTGAGCGTGTGGTAGTCCTGCGGCGGGAAGAGGATGGCGCGGGTATCGTCACGGTACTTTTCGATCAGTGCGAGGGCCTCCGGCAGCAGCTTGACGCGTCCGAGGTAGTCGGTCTTCTTCCGCCGGTATTTCAGCCAGAGGCTGTCCTCGTCATCCCAAAAGAGGTTCTCCCGGGTGATGCTTACCACATCGGCATAGGCGGTACCGGTGTAACAGGCGAAGAGGAAGAGATCCCGGGTGATGACATGTGACCTGCGTTTTTCTGGTATCTCCAGATCACGCAGCTTCTCGAAATTCTCACGGCTGAGTGCTTTCGGTGTTGTCTCCTTCTGCTTGGGCAGCTTGAAGTGGCAGAAATGATATTTCTCCGAGTGCCCTTCCTTGTAGGCGATGCGGCAGATCTTTTTCAGGATGGACAGGTAATGGCGCACCGTCTCCATCGCCAGTTTCTTCTTTTCCAGGCAGAAATCCTGATAGTCACGGATGAACTGCTCGTTGAGCTGTCCGAAGGCGAGGTCCGAGACCTTGAATTCCGTTTTGATGAATTCGGCAAGGGTGCGCCGGGTGTACACGTAGGTCGACATTGTCGTCGGCGCACGGTCCACGCCCACACGGGCCTTCATCTCCTCGTTGTGCCGGTCGAGAAGTTTGAGCAGGGTCATCTGCATGCCCGCGTTACCCTGGAACATGTCCCTGACCGCGGCGGCATCGAAATCCTTTTTCCTTTCCATGAGGGAATTGAAGGCCGAGTGTACGGCAAGCAGCAGCCTCTCTATCTTTTCATTGGTCTCCACCGCTTCACGGCTCTTGCCGTTCAGCCGGCTCTCACGTGCGTTCCATAGCCCGGGGGTACAGGAGAGCTTGCAGCTGAACTGCGCCATCGTGCGGTTGAGGGTGATCCGTCCCATGATCGGGGTCTTGCCGGTCTTGTCCGGCTCGCTCTTTTTCAGGTAGAGCAGCACCTTGAATTTTTCCACTTTCATAACGCTCTTTTTTAGGTTGTAAAAATACTCCTTTGAAAAGCGTCCTTTGGCATGCAAAACATTGATAAACAGTGAATACAAATCCGCTTTGTTCCTATCGGTAAAAATTCGGTTACCTGCCGTTGTTTCCGAAACAGGCGGCTAACAGTCTGGTAACTGAAACGTTGCAATATTTTGTTTTCTTTTGCAGGTCTGTCTGTTCTGCAATTCTCGCAAAATGCTTAATTATAAACGATTTACGTTTAATTCTCGTCATTCTGTTTTTTATTGCATTTCTAAATATTACTTACATGAGCCGCCATAGTTTCGCATCGGTTATCGCACTGGCTAACAACGTGTCACTGCCGAATGTGGCTAAAATGCTGGGGCATTCATCCACCCGAATGACACAGCACTACGCAAAGGTATTAGACCAAACGATACTAAGGGATATGCAAGAAGTTGAAAAACAAATTAATAATTTGCATATATGAGTTTTTTCTGCTAAATTTGACAATAGAAACATTATAAATATAAAAGCCATGTTTGATTTTACACAAATAACACTTGTAATAGGGAAATGCAATAAAAATACTCATGCAATTGACATGTTAGGAACAGGATTCCTTATTTCTAATGAGGGTAAAGTAGTTACAGCACGACATGTTGTAGGAAATGAAACAAATGATTTATGCGTTTTGTTACCTCATATTCCGAATATAAATGTTTATCAAGACGTAACAGACTTATCATGTCGTCCTGCCACTGCTATTATTGAAGATATAAATCCAATTACTGATTTATGCATATTAAAAACGGATTTAGGATTTAATGGCAATTTACCTCCATTGGAATCATTAGATAACATTCCTGTGGGAGAGAAAATTGGTATGTTTGGATTTCCACATTGTGTTATGGGCAGAAGAGTGTTAACATATCAAGAAACAGAAATTGGAGCTAAAATGTTATTAGAAACATCCGGAATCAAATCAAAATATGCAACGATTAATATACAAACAAGACATGGACAATCAGGTTCTTTAATATTTAATATTAGGACAGGGGCAATTATTGGCTTATTAATAGGTACTTATGCGCCTGCGTCAGGAGTTATTATAGCCGGAATAAACCCTCATGAGTTAAACCAAACTTCTTATTGTATTTCTGCAAATCACATAAAAGAAATGTTATGATAGAAATAGATGATTTATCTCTTAACGAGTGGTATGCTTGCCTTAAACCATATCAAAAAGTTGTTATTGAACAATTAGTATCTAAATATGGAGAAGAAAAAGCAGCCGAGGAATGGTTAACAGCGAGAGGTCCCATTCAAACAGCGACATTCGGAGGTAGTCAAACCAATACGGCAGAAGCCCAAAACTATTGGAGCAGACTAAAAGATGAATTTGACAAACTCATTTGTGGACATCCTGATTATGAAAAAGAACAAAAGAAATTTTTAGCGGCAGGAAAATCCATCGGTTTAGGAAGTGTTACTGCTCTATCAAATTGGTTATCACCAATTATAGGAATGACACCTGCCATTTTAGTTCCTGCCATTATCCTAATATTACACACTACATCCAAAATGGGAGTTAAGGCATATTGTTCTACAAAGCATTTTGTTACTGAATAGTTTTTGAATAATTAAAAAGCCAGCAACACAGTTTTCAAGAAACCGTGATTGCTGGCTTTCAACCAAACAATATAGAAAACAAGACAGCTATATTTCAATACTTCAATATTTCAAGAAAGCAAGACAGCAAGAAAACAAGATTCCATGTTTTCAAGATTTCATTTCTGATAGAACCTTTCCAACAAATCCATGATGTCGCTTTCCCGGTAGATGATTTTTCCCGGAAGCTGCACGTACCCCAGCAGTCCCGTGTCCCTGTAATCCTGCAAAGTCCGTTTGCTGATGCAAAGTCGCTCGCATACTTCCTCACCCGTCAGGTAGTGTTCACCGTTCAATACCGGGCGATAGTTCATTACCACGTACTCCACGTTTTCCAGTACCCTGTCAAGGGAAGAAAACAGCACCAACGTAGTTTCGGAATCTTTCGTTATCAAATCCATACGCCTACTTTTTAGAATTGTCCCTTACTTGGTCGAGCAGAAATGTTTCCACGTCCGAAGCCTTGTAGTAAATCTTATTGTTAATCTGCGAATAAGGCAGTTTCCCCGTATCACGGTAGGTCTGCATTGTCCGGGCTGAAACATTCAGCAAACGGCAGGTCTCGCAGTTATCCAACCACTTGTCACGCTTCCTGCGTAAAGGCACACAGAGCGCATCCACACGCCCCACAAAATTTTCAAACCTCTGTTTCCAAAGTTCAAAGGTTCTCTTTTCAATCGTCACTATTTCCATAACCGATATATTTATTTTTGTCAATACTCCGTTTTTCTTCACTGGTGCAAATATATAAGACTGAATGACAGGTTGTTTCTTCCTGTCCGCAAATGACCTTGCGTGTCCGAAAATGTCCACCACCACCCCAACAACAACACGAAAGAAACGAACCGATAACAAAAAACCTGTTTTCCCCCACTTTCTAAATAAGTAAGGTAATAAACACAAAGCCGTTTTCTATTTGCCGACATTAATTTGGTGCAGAGCGCAGCAAAGCGATTCCAAACGGCTGACGCTTTGTTTTTTACCGATTTTTCTTATTTTATTTGTGGTGCTAATTCAAAAAACAAGCACCTATGAATAATCCTTTCGAAGAAATTTTCAAACGGCTGGAGAACATAGAAAAGATGATTGCCCCGGTCATGGGCTCACAGCCCGAAGAACGGCAGGACGGAAAAGAGCCTGTGTTAGTCAAAATATCCGTTGCCAGCGGCATAACCGGGTATTCGGTCAATTACCTGTACCACTTAGCCAGCAAGGGACTGATACCGTGTGTCAAGCGTGGGCGCACCCTACGTTTCGACATGGAGGGACTAAAAAAGTGGATGCAGCAGCAGTATGTCCCGGCTTCTAACAGACTTCCCGATGAAAAAGAAAAAAAGTGATGATACAAGGCATATCGAGGGCTGGCAGTCCAAGAACGAGCGCATCGAAAGCCTGTTGAACGTCCTGTACGATTTCCGGTTCAACACCGTAAAGAGCCGGACGGAATACCGGGCTGCAAGTTCTGCGGACTTGTACCAGCCCGTTACAAAATTTGCCCTGAACACTTTCAGGCGCAGACTGGACGCAACGGCTGACATTTCCACCTCTACCGACAACATCCGCATGATACTGGAAAGCGATTTCGCAAGAAAGGCTCACCCCATACAGGAGTATTTCAACGCCCTGCCCTTACTGAATCCTGCCGAACACGGGCATATCGGCAGGCTTCTGAACACGGTACAGGTAGCCAATCCCGGCAAATGGGAGGAATATTTCACGAAATGGCTTATCGGTGTGGTAGCCAACGCCATGAACGACACGGGATGTCAGAACCATACCTGTCTGGTATTGACCGGGGACAAGCAGGGACAGTTCAAATCGTGGTGGCTGGACAACCTTTGCCCGACACCGCTTAAGAACTACCTGTTTACCGGGAAGATAGACCCGCAGGGCAAAGACATCCTGACACTGATAGCCGAATACCTGTTCATCAACATTGACGACCAGCTAAAGGAACTCAACAAGCAGAACGAGAACGCCTTGAAGAACCTTATCACCACCCCGGCGGTGAAATACCGCAGACCGTATGATGTTTACATAGAGGAATACCCCCACCTTGCCAGCTTCATGGCTTCGGTGAACGGCAACGAGTTCCTGACCGACCCGACAGGCAGCAGGCGTTTTCTGCCGTTTGAAGTCCTGCACATAGACAAGCCCACGGCAGAAAGTATTCACATGGATAACGTCTATTCCGAAATCATGTACCTGTACCGTCAGGGTGTACGCTACTGGTTCAATGATGCGGAGATTGAAGAACTGCACCTGACAAATGCGGAATTTGAGGTGCAGACAATCGAGTTTGAAATGCTGATGCAATATTTTGAACAACCGACAGCAGAGGAGGAAAGGAACTGTTTCATGACTACCGCACAGATACTCGCACACCTACGCAATATATCCCCTGTTCAGTTATCCGAAAAAAGATTGGGGGAATCATTGCGGAAAATCGGTTTCAAACGGGTGCAAAAGCGCATAAACAACAACTATTATCCCGTATATGGGTACAGGATAAAGCCTGTTTCGGCTTCCCGTACAGGAGATGATTACGGGTAGAACCGGAATGTAGTAGCTTCTACATTTTCTTTATTATATAAATAACTATCTAATAAACAATGATTTATTAATTGTGTAGTATGAAGTAAGATAGAATCCCAAACTTTCGGGAAATCCGGAAAAAAGAAAAAACGGCAATATAATATATAGGATATATTTATTCCTTTTTTAAAGGATAAATAATTACTATGTTACTACATGTACTACAATCCGTTGAAAAAGAAACAGATAGATGTAGTAATGTCCTGTGCTTCTTCTTACTCGCTTCTTGCTTCATTATTACTATCGTTAAATTTAAAAATAAAAATCATGACCTACAAGGAAGCCAACAATATCAGTATCAAAGATTACCTGAACTCTTTGGGAATCCAACCCGTCACGGAAAAAGGAAGCTACGGCATGTATCGCAGCCCCTTACGGGAGGACAACACGCCAAGTTTCAAGGTGGATTATAACGCCAATCTATGGTGTGACTACGGAACTGGTGAGGGCGGGACGCTCATCGACCTTGTGATGAAGCAGCACGAGTGCAACGCCTACGGTGCTATCTGCCGACTGGAACAGGGTGATACCGCCTCTTTTTCCTTTCACGGGAAAGACCTGCCCGAAAGGGACACGAAAAGGCAAGCAGCCAGCCCGATAGATATACGCAGAATACAGCCGTTACAGAATCCGGCACTCATACGCTATTTGCAGGAAAGGGGGATTTCTCCCGGAACGGCATCCCCATACGTGCAGGAAATGTATTACCGCGTCGGTGGAAAGCCTTATTTTGCGCTGGCATTCAGGAATGATTCAGGAGGTTATGAACTCCGCAATCCCCGTTTCAAGGGCAGCACATCGAAAGACATCACCCATATACGGCAGCAGGGAGAGCCGAGAGATACCTGTTTCGTGTTCGAGGGATTTTTGGATTTCCTCTCGTTCCTCACTATCCGGCAACAGAAAAGCCCGGATATGCCCTGCACCGACTGGCAGGACTACGTTATTCTGAACTCCACCGCCAACACGGATAAAGCCTTATATCCGTTGGCTGATTACGGGCATATACATTGTATGCTTGACAATGACGAAGCCGGGAGGAAAGCGGTTGAAGCCATAAGGCAGGAATACAAATGGCGTGTACGTGACGCATCACACCTGTACAGCGGTCACAATGACCTGAACGACTATTTGCGTAGCCTTAAAGTGAAACAATCCCAAGACTTGACAGTTACCGACAAGCCCCAGCCGGAGCAGGATAACAGACAAAATCCGGGTGAAAAAAGAAAGAGAGGGCTAAGGATGTGACCTGCAAGACTGGCAGCATGAACAGACGGCAGGCTGTGTGATTAGGGAGAGCAAGGTTATGTTTCGGTTTACCGAAACACCTTGCTTTGCCTGACAGCAAAGAAAATTTCTCCTGTTGGTCGCAATTTTTAAGATACCACCTAAAAGCAAAAGCCTATGACAGAGATAAGGAACAAACCGGGAGGTCGCCCGGCAAAAAGCCGGATAGACAAGCAGAACCGGGTAGTCAGTACGAAGCTGACCGAGTTACAGTTCTACGCTATCAGGAAGCGAGCCACCGAAGCCGGGCTGCGTGTCAGCGAGTACGTCCGGCAGGCTGTCGTTTCGGCAGAGGTAACGCCCCGGCTGAACAGGCAGGATGCGGACACTATCCGCAAGCTGGCGGGCGAAGCCAACAACATCAACCAGTTAGCGCACCGGGCGAATGCCGGAGGGTTCGCACTGGTGGCGGTGGAACTGGTGAAACTCAAAAACAGGATTGTCGAAAT